ATAGCGCTCAAGGCCGCGGGGCCGGATCAAATACAAATAGTCGGGAATAACGAATGGCTGCTCCGCTGCGCTACGCAGGGCCCGCGCGCTGCACGCGGGCATCACTGTACCTTACGTGTCTTAAAGTATACGGTGTTCTCCATGCGAAATCCCATAGATTCGTAAGCATGGGAACTAGCGGTGAGACCGGCACCGTCGACACGGCGAATAAGCAGGACGATTCCGTAATGGGTAACGTCGGTTTGATCAAGCATGCCAGCAGCAGAGTTGTCAGTATTGAGCCAAGCAGGGGCTTCCATTGTCATCAAAGAGTTGCCGGCGCCCTTATCCAAGGGGCCTTTGTAACCTACCACCTTTGGGCGGAGGGTCTTAAACATCATGGACTTGTTGGGCATCATGCGGCGAGCCTTGCGCTGGGACTGATTAATGTAATCATCAATCTGCGTGGCAGAGTAGGTGGACAAATCATGTTCCTGGGCTGAGGAATTCACTGGAAGTGAAAAAATCTCAAAATTGGGGATGCCATTAATAAATTTCTCGGTAGCAGAAGTGTCTGCATTGTATGTATATGGCTGGTTGCCAGAGTAGTAGGGGACCAAACGTTGGTCCACGCTGGTGATCTTGTACTCCGAGAAGAGAGCCTTGAACTCGGTATAGTTCGGGAGCTTGTTGAACTTGGTATGCAGCTTCACAATCATGTACTTGGAGTCGCTATTGAGGAGAACGCCATTGGTAGAATCAGCGACGCCAATGGTAAAAGGATGATCATAGCTGCGCTTAAACATATGCACATTCGGCGCACTTCCGGGGGAAGACTTGATAATGCGTCTTGGAGTAGCCTTTCTCTTGGTGTGACGCTTAAAGGTGTGCTTGGTGGCTTGACGCTTGCGCTTGGGTTTGGTTCTGGCGGGTGGCATGTTGGGTGTTCCAGATTTACCAAATAAAAATTTTTTCCTATATATACTCATAAAAAATTATTGAGAAAAATTGATGCAACATGTCAAGGGCAAGAAATTGGACTTGGACGTTCTTTCCGAAAGCGGGTCGGACGACGATCGCGGAGATGAAGGAGCGTCTCGCGGCGGAGACGGTTTTTTCCATCTTCGGGGAAGAAAAGACCGAGAAAGGAGAGCTACATCTGCAGGGTTACTCTCACCTGAAGAACGCGAAAACCTTCTCGGCATTCAAGAAGCTGCTCGACAAGACGATCAACTTGCGGCCGTCTTTGGGCTCGGCGGAGCAAAATGTAATCTACTGTTCCAAAGGCGAGATTACCAAAGAGGAGTGGGAGGAGTCGAAAGAGAATGGCCCGAATTATGGGAAGAATGCCATCGTGTGGTCCTGCGGTACTATGCCCAAGCAGGGGATCCGGACGGATATACACGAACTGCGAGATGCATGCGAGAATGCGGTGGCGCTATCCGACATCATCACAGAGGACAGCGTTGTGGTCCCTTTGGCGAAATACCAAAGGTTTGCCCAGATGGTTCATACTTCGGCCTTGAAAAAGCGCACGAGGGAATTTCGCAAGCTGCAAGTGATCGTGCACTGGGGGAAGACTGGGACAAATAAGACAAGAATTCCTTATGACGAAGGTGCCTTCGTATGGGAGCCGTCTACACCTGAATGGTGGGACGGATACGATGGAGAAGAGATTCTCCTTATCGATGAATTCTACGGGCAATTAAAGCCTGCGAGACTGCTGCACTTGTTGGATGGCTATCAACTAAGGCTGCCTATCAAAGGGGGATTCACTTATGCCCAATGGACAAAAGTATACATCACTAGCAATGTCCCCCCTGAGGAATGGTACAAGGATATACCTGAACAGGTCAAAGAAGCCCTGGCTCGCAGAATCACACTTGTTAAGGAGTTTAAAAAGCGTGCTCTCCCCGAATAGTCTGTTAATAAAATTACACAGAAGTTGTGGGTAATACTATCCACACCTTCTGTGCAGTTCCGTTGAAAAATAATTTTTAAGAATTTTTATTGTAATTTATAGCGCTCAAGGCCGCGGGGCCGGATCAAATACAAATAGTCGGGAATAACGAATGGCTGCTCCGCTGCGCTACGCAGGGCCCGCGCGCTGCACGCGGGCATCACTGTACCTTACGTGTCTTA